GCATTTGGAGTTGGCGCAATAGCTATTTGCCCCATATCCCAAGTAGAATAATACCTAGGTTTAGCTGAAGAACCCACTTCTGGAGTCGGATAATATTCGTTTAAAAAATCTACATCCACACGGACTAATTCGTGACGTTCCTTGGTCCCTGAATCGGTGTATAAAGTCACGTATCTAATAGTAGTTATATCACTAATAGTTGGTTTAGTAACGTCAGTAGTACTATAACCTGGTAACAATACAAATCTGTTATTGGCGGCTGTATTACCATTTAAATATTCTTTTTGATTGTCTAATTCTATACTTCTAAATATTCTAAGCTCTGCATGTTCAATTATATCATTTATAATAGTAGTAGTAAGAACTGCTGAATCAGTTTCACAATAATCAAGTATTTGTTGTTTTAGTTCTGTGTATGTTGTCATGTTGATACTTTAGTAATAGACATATTACGCCCTCCAAAATTAAGTATACCACCACTCTCCCAATATTTAAAGCCTTTACCACCAGCAGCTTCAAATTGATCAATAAAAGTGGTTCTATCATCAATTAGTATTTTGTTGGCACCACCAAAAGGGCCTTTGTCAAGGTTAGTCGCAAAATCCATACTTGCTGGAGCGCGTGCTCCGGTATATCTTGCATTAATCCAAGCTATTTTTACAGCGTTATAAGTAGGTCCGGTAGATAAAACTGCCCAGCTACCATTTTTAGAAATTACTAAATCAACTAAAGCATCTGCTTCAGCACGTTTTCCAAGGTTTGCAAAATCGATTGCACCTTGCTGTATTGATAGAAATTCTATAGCAGGTGTTAGGTCATACCAGTCTTTTCCAAAAGGTAATAAACCAACTGAATTAGCATAAGTAGCAATAGCTTGATAATATTCTGTTAAAACTCCATCCATATCTAAATAAACAGTTGTAGTTCCTGGTATACAGTTTGCTATTAAAAAAGCAGTAATTTGATCATTAGGGTTAAAATCAAAAGTATTTGGTGTTACTGCAGTAACTTTATGTCCAGCTGCAATATTAATATCATCGTCTTCTAAGTGAGAAACTTGTGGATAGGTAGGAAAGAAAGATTCAGCTCCATCTATTTTAACAACATCACCTACTTTATAACCGTGTCCTGGTAATGCGACTGTAATTATTTCACTATCAGTTGGACCTGCTTGTAAAGCGTTATCAGTTAATAATATTGATACCGGCGGCTCTACTCTGTCTGGTCGAGCAAATTGTAAGGCTGTTCTGTCGCCTCTATGTGTTCTAGCTAGTAATTGTGGATGCTTAGATTCAAACTCGGTGTAATGTACTCTAGAACCATTCCATTCTGTTACCATTTCATTATATGGGAAAGCTAGACCACTTCGGTCTGAGATGGATAAAGCATTTTTACCTGTAGAAAAACTAGACATTTGGATAATAATTTTGCGGGGTTATATGAGTACTTGTTGCAGAACCGTCCTCAGTTAAAGCTCTATTTAATTCATCTTCGTAATACATTTTTAAATTCTGCATTAAATCAGGTCTATCTTTTTGTGCTAGATAAAAAGCTAATCCAGCAGACATACAAGGAACAAAACGATATGGAACATCAGCAGTATTACTATATCCTCCAACATCATCAATTCTTTTTGTGTAAAACATAGTTATAAAATTATCAGCTGCAGTTGAATCAGGTGCAGGATATATTGTAACAGTAATGTTATCGATAAATCTTTGTACATAATATTGTGAAGGTCTACTTTTTGTTAGTTTATTAGAATAAGACTGATAAGTACTTCTATCAACTTTAGTTAAACTGCTATCTGATTGATCAGTAGTACCTTTATTAGTTCTATAAGCTGTTTCTAAAACATCATCTAAACCGTAAAGATTTACTGGATCAGTAACAGCACTGGTACCATCATCAGTAGACCTAAAAAATTTGTATTCAGATTGACCTTCAACTAAATCTATATTAGCTTGTCCTACTTCCCAATAGTGCAAACCTCTATTAGCCCATTCTTGAAACATTATGTTTAAAGAACGTCGTGCTGATTTTAATTGATAACCACTAACGCTATTAAGACCTATTCTATTATAGGCTTCCTCAATAATATCATCGATTAAAAACCCACTTTCAAAAGTAGATGTTCCAGATGATGCCATCGATCCTCCTAGTTAAATGTTATTGTAACGCTAGGTGCATTAGTTATGACCGCCCAAACACCATTTTTAAATCTAACACCACTTCCAGGAATAAAAACACTTAGTCCTTCTGTGCCAAATTCAAATTTGTGAGCAGTTCCGGCTGCAGCAGTTGCATTGTCATATAAAACAATAACCGCGTTAGCAATTCCTTCTGCTTGTATAGAAGTAACTCTACATGGACCCTCTACTAAGTTTCCTGTACTAGCTCTCTGAGAGGTTCTTTGATCTGATAAATAACCATTACTCATAATATTTTCTCCTTAAAATATGTGGGGCCGAAGCCCCACATTAATTAATTATTTACGCTGTTGCTGAGTCTTGCAAATTATTTGCTTGGACATACGTAATTGTTACACTAGCTTGACCTGCAGTTGATGTTGTTCCTACTGTTATAAGAGTAGCAGTCACTTGCGTATCTTCGTTAACACGATCCATATTATCAAGAGCAGAAACTTGTTGTGTGTGTTCTGCTGCAACTTTAGCGTTTTGAGCCGCAGTATAAAAAGCTGCTGTTGCTCCACCTGAATCAGTTTTACCAACCGACATAGTCGCACTAGTTCCTGCGTTACTACCTATTGCAAAACGCATTAGTACTTGTACTATCTGTGAATTCTTAGGTATTACAGCTACGTTGTAAGTATTTGTTCCAGCTGCGACTGCTGGGTCAATCAGAATTGATTGAGACATTACTACTTGTCCTGTATTTTTTACGTTTGTGCCGAGTGTACTACCGACAGTTTCTTTGATTGTTCCGGCTTTAATAGGACCGGAAAAAGTTGTTGAAGCCATAATTTTTCTCCTAGTTGTTTAGTGTAGTCTCTAGGCCGTCGTCTGAGTACGTCTACACTAAAGGGTTATCTCAGTTTATTAGAATGAATTATACGCTTTTAAATAATAATATGCAAATAAAAAAGGGGCCCGAAGGCCCCTTAATTAAAGTCTTAAACTAATGCTTAAGCACCTGGAGAACCAAAGATTCCACGAGGATCAGACCAACCGAAGCTGTATCTTTCCCTTGCTTTATATCTCATGTTGCCAGTTTCAAAATCGCCTTCCATAGCGGTTTTGATTGGCGCTCTTACCATGTGTTTCATTCCGTTAGGAACATCAGTTTTAATGAAGAATGCATCATCATCAGTTAAGAAGTTATTCACAGCATAACCCTGTGGAATCATTCCCATTGATTTCATTGCATTGATATCATTATCAGCTGTGCCAACTCTATTAGCAGACTTCATGATTCTATCAGCTACGAACTGCAAGTTTGAAGGTATAATAAGTTTCATACCTTTAGCTGCAATTTTTAAGCCTCTTTCATCAGTAAGTGAACCAATGTCGATCAAACACTGCTCTAAAGATGTTTCAGAAAGATCAGCCGAAACTAATAATTCATTCACAAATTTTCCAGCAATGGTCGGGTGACCAGCAGCTCTACCAGCAGTTTGACCAGAACATAAAGTTGCTCCGTCTCCGCCAACGACGCCAGCCGTAAATGCATTGTTTAATACACTTGCCGCTTTGATCTGCTTTGTGTTAGCCATAGAACGTGCTAATGCTTTCGTATACCGTGTAGAAATTTTATCATACAAGTTATCTTCAACAGCTTCCTCAGTTAGTGAGAATGCTAATGCAACAGTTTCGTGTTGGTATCTTGCAGTAAAAGTTTCTTGTGCGTTGTCATATACGATTGCGGCACCTTCTGCTTTAACAGATGCGTTTTGGAAACCAGATAACATTACTTCTTCTTCAAAAGCTCTGTCACTGTTCTCCGTGTCGAAAATCTCCGTGTGTTGATTTTCGTATTGTTTGTACTCAAGTCCAAATAATGCATTCAGACCTGGCTCTAGCTCTTTTGCTAGTTGTTGTCTTGATATAGCCATGTTTTATTTCCTCCTGCTATTATTTATAAAGATGCTTAGTTATTAGAACTTCATACAACATATTTGCAGCTATCGCGTTTCGTGAGGCATTTCCTGAGAAGCCTATAATACGAACAACGTCGCCTGTACCTATGTCGGATGAGTCAAGTTCCATACCTGAGATCCCGTTAGTTGTGTTACCAGTGCCTACAACAATATCGGCTGTTCGGCCTATATTGGTTTGCGCTGCTGCTGTTCCTGAATCACCTTGTAGTTCGAAAACTTGGTAAGGGTCATCATAAACAAAGCCTACGCTTGCTTGTCCTGCTGCTGATTGGTTCTTGAATGCGGGTTTTCCCGTTGAGTCATCAAAGTTACATCCCCAAAAAACACCAACACACGTTGAATCAACGCCTGCTTGTGTTAGTACACCACTATTACTAGCGATTTGTACTGCGTCACCCTGAAATATAACATCATTTGTGATTTTATATTCGGCTGCTTTTTGAGATGGTCCACTTCCGATTTTTCCAACTGGATTGAAACCCATTGGGCTGTCTATATTAGCCATAGTTTTTTATCCTCCTTAAAAGGGTTAGTTGATTAAATCAGTAGTTCAAAGATTATTTCTTTGAGCCACCAAAGGTTACACGAGTCTGTCGATCTTGATTGATCGGCATACTTGGATGCTGTTCCCTTAAAACATCGTTCTCTACAGCGTCTTCACGTTCTTTTGACTTATTATTAAAATAAGCTTCGCGTGACTGTGCGAGTTCCTCAGATATCCTTGCCAGCACAAGGCCGCCTACACCGATTAAACCTGCATACTTTCCACTTGAAATTACGGGGAAATCTGAATCTGGATATTCGTCTGCTCTCACAAACTCCCAACCGGATCTTAATTTACCAGAGATATTACGTGCGTCGTCTTCGCCCATACTCTCTGCTCGTAACCATCTGTGTCTGAACCCTTCCGGGGCAGGTGGTGCGTCTAATGAAGACGGTGGAGTCCAAACTTTAGGCTTTTCATTTTTTGCCCTGGTTTGACTCACGCGGGAAGTTTTAACAGTCTTATTGTCTGTTTCATTATTAGTCATATGCTTATACCTCCTTAAGCGTTAGTTGTTTCGCATACTCTTCGAGTGGCACACCTAATCTTTTAGAAATTGCTACCTGTGACGGTGTGAGAGTCACGGTTTTTCTGCGTCCTTTTGCGGCTGGACGTCGGGCACTTGCAACGTTCTGAACAGGTTGTCCAGACGTTTCTGTATCGATCTTATCAAATTTGTGCGGAAAATCAAGTCTTATTCTCTTGTCTACTTCTGCATAATAATCATCTGTTTGTGGATCGAATCCTTCTTCTTCAACAAGCTTTTTATGGATATCAAATGCTGTATAAGTCATAGCATTATCTGAACCAAACCAAGGGTTTTTTGATGCCCAAGCGTCTGCTTGTGGATCTATTGGGGCTTGTTTTCTAGGTTGTGCAGCAGGTTTTAAAGGTGTTGCAACATCCTTTGTTTTATTTTCTTGAAGGTCTTTAAGTCTAGCTAATCTAGTGGATTCCATGGCTAATCCGGACATTTCAGTTTGAGCTTGCACTTGTCCTTCAATATCACCATTAGAAATCGCTGCAGTTAATTTAGCTTTTACCGATTCTATATTAGTAGTAACTCTTCTTTCAAATTCATTAGTATAGTCAGAATCTAAACTGTTAAACCTAGTCTTTAATTTTTCTGTTTCTTCTTTTTGAGTTTGAGCAAAAGCAATTGCTTCTTCTTTTTGCCTTTCAGCTTCTCTCATTTTTCGTGTGAGTTTAGCTATCCTTTTTTGGACACCTTCTGAATACTCTTGATGTTCATTTTTCGGAACATCAGACTGCTCATCCAATTCCTTAGTTGAGTTTTCGGACTTAATATCGTCTTCACTAATTTGTTCAACATTTATTTGTTCCTCTACTTCTTGTTTTGGTTCAGCATCTAAATTTACTTCAGTTGCTATTTCTTCGCCGTCGCCGACGTCTATTTTTACATCATCTGACATAAGGTTATCCTCCTATTTGTGCGTGCAAGATATCTTCAGGATTTTCTATAGTCCCTAATATCTCGTCATCGTTTAACATTCTTATCTCTCCGCCGTCGATCTCCATTCTAGATCCTGCATACCTTGCAAATATGACCCAGTCCTTTTCTTTGCACCATGGACCAGTAGGATAGCGCTCTTTGTCTCCATAACAAAGATCACCCATCTTTAACACGTAACCACATTGAGTAGCGATACGAGATCGGTCTAAAGTTTCTTGTGCAATAATAATACCACCGTCTGTCTGTTCTTTTTGTGCAAACGGCATAATAAGTAAACGCCAACCGGTAGGGTTAGGTAACTTGTCTAAATTTGTTTCTTGAGGTTCTTCTTTAGCTTGTTTAGCTTGTTCAGCATACTTAGCTTCTAATGGGTGTAATTTTTTCTTCTTCGTCATAATCTTTCGGCTCCTTAGGGTTTAGCAGGTTAGAGAGTTCCTGTGATATTTGATCCAATGTGTGAATCTTTCCGCAAATATACTTATAATCTGGCATATTGTCAACCCCTCCATTAGCAAGAACTGAAACATGTGTTTCTTGTTCTCTTTCAAGGTGTCTTTGTAATTTATATATTACTGCTATCGGGTCGGTGTCTTGCATTTATCGGGTTCTCCTAATGAAGTCCAAAACTCATCTAGAGCATTGGGCTTTTCTTGTTTACAACATTCCCCCGATTGTTCTTTGTCTTTAGTGTGGTTTTCACACTTGTCTTTATCTTGCATTGTCTCTCCTCCCTCTGTCTAATAGATTCTTTATATGAAAGCTCTAATAGTTTATTCTCATTGTTCCAATATTCGTGAAACTTCACTTCTTCTTCATAATATCGGCTGTTTTAAGTCCATATATTGATGCGACCACGCCAATAAAAATTGATTGGTACCAGAAAGGCAGGCTGCCAAATTTGTCAAAAAACATATCCAATTTGAATTGAATTTCTGGATCTCCCGAGAAGACCGACCAAATTAATAATATTACTGGTGCTGAAACCAAGATTAAAACAAACTCGTCTTTGTAGCCTTGGTCATTTGATTGGCGTACTGACGCCTGATACTCAACTTCCCCGCTAGCCATTTTTTGAGCGTGAAGTAAAGCAGCATCAGACATAAGTATCTTAGCTTTTTGCTTGTTAGCAAATATAGCTGATCCAGTTTTTAATACTGTTGGTAAAAGTGATAACCACATTTATATTATGAAAATATTGCGATTATAATTATAGCAAATACAACGCCAGCAATAACTTTTTTCTTAACGCTTAGTGCATTCCATTTTGCTTTTAAAGATTCAATTATTATCATTTAGATCTCCTTGTTTAGTTTTTTGGATAATACTACTTTTTTATTCAAGTTGCAAGGCATGTCTATAAGCATATCCTGGGTCATAGCCACTTACTATTAATTGGTTATATATCTCAATTCCGTACTCACTTAAAACAGTTAAGTCTTGATCCATATCAGCGGCGTTTGCAACAACGTCATTTACTGGTCGACCGCCTTTACTTGCTTCTTTTTCTTGTGCTTTGTTGGATTCCGCTTCTGATCTATATGCTGCAGCCATTTCTGGATCAGTGAACATGCCTTTTGCTACTGCTTTATTATATTGATTTGTAGTTAAAGAAGCAGCTATTTTGTTGTCTTTAAAAGTAACATCTTCTAACTCGCTATAACTGTCAAATTCCAAATTTGTGCTGGCATTTATTTTATCTTGATAAACCTGTTTAGCAGCTTGAAATTCTCCTAAATCCTTGTAGTCAGATAGCTCTGGTGCCTTGCTAAACACACCCTTAATTCTACTAGAAAGAGATTGTACAGCATTACCAAACTTATCTTTTTTAATATGATCTTCGACATTGAAATCAGCAGGAACATTAAGATTACCATAAGAATTAGTTATACTGGGAGTCTGATTAACCAAATTGGTAACTCCTTTATACATAGCTAGGGTTGGACTAAGACCAAATTGACCATAATTTGCTGACACTAGATTACCAGCTACTTCACTCATATTACCTAAAGTTGAAAGTGTATTATTTTGTAAACCTGAGTAAGTATTAGCAGCATAGTTACCTAGGCTACCAGCCAAATCAGATGGACCTACAGTCATTTCTTTGTAAGCTCTATAACTAGGGGCTTGTAACCCTATGTCAGTGTAATTTTGTTTTGACCAAGAGGCATAACCTGCTTTGTCAGCCGCAGTACTTACACCGGAAAAAGCGTCAGTTATAGTATCATAAAGACCCGCTATTCTATCAGCAGCCGTCTCTTCATAACTTGTTGTTGAAAGACTT